TTCGGAGACTTGGGTCAAGTGCCTGCTGGAAAAACTTGGAAAGGGATGCCCGGCGTGCGCCATCGAGGTTAGGCTGCTTCCCTGCAAATTCCTGGAGCAAGTATTTTTTCTGATCCTGGTAGAGTCTTGGGAAAACCGTAGTGATGGCTTCCATGTGTTCTTTGGTTAGGCTTCCCCCGGCAACGTGCATCAGAATTGAATTAGGATCATTGACTGTTTCCACATACCTCATAAAACGCATTATTGAGGGCATAGAAGGAAGGGAATTTTGATTCGTATAAAGCAGGGTCTGTCCGGCTATCGGACTCACTGGCAGCCTTTCCTGGAGAAAATTGATGCCATTGGTCATGGTCTGGATCAGCTCCAGGTTGATTGACTGATCACCATCGACTTCCGGAACCATCTGTTCCATCCTGGCAAATAGCGTCTGAGGATTTCCTGCAAAGTTATTCAGATCATCCCGGACTTTTTCAAACTGCTTCAAAGTGACTTCTGGTGATGGCGGTGTCGGCGCCACAAATTTGACAGCAGCTGCATCGCCAACCCTAGTGAGTGATCCCACTGCGGCCTTGATCATCTTCTCGGATTTGCCTGCCATGTTCAGCATTTCACCATAGTCAGTGATCCGGCTCATGGTCCTGGCAAGAAGCAATTCCCCAGAATCCCTCAAATATTTTCTGGCCATGGCAGTTCCGGCAAAGGTGGCTGCACCAATTAATCCGCCGGTTAGCAGACTATCCGCTGCTGCCATAGCACCTCCGCCTAATCCACCGCCAATGATAAAGCTTGTCAATGGAAGCCTATTGTTTACTGCTTCCCGCGCAGCTGCTCCGCTGGCAATGTCGCGGATCTGTTTTAATGAAGCATAAATTGCCTTTGCTTCAATAAATTCCGCATAGGTATTTTTGGGAAGTGTGGTGACCTGGGAAAGGCGCCCTGCTATGGCATCCAGTGCGTTTTCAGATTCCTCTCGGATGATACTGGCCATCGCGTTGAAATAATCATAGTCCTCTGGGTTCCGTTTATAGTTCGCCAGGTTCTTCTGATACCATCGTTTTAATTCTTCTGATTCCCGGAAAGAAAGAAATCCGCCGGCTTTAAATTTTTTCCAGAAAGGACTCATATTTTTATAAGCAACATCCCGGAACGCTTCGATGCTTTGAATTGCTCTTTGCTGCTTTGCTACCATCTGCGGATCTTTAACCATCCCTCTTCCAAGTGCCTGGGGATTGTCAACAATTTCCCTAATCATCCGGTCTGCAATTGTTTCCGGATCGAACCGAATATCATTTAAAGGAACGCCTGCTTTTTTGGCTGCTCCTTCCACTTTGGTAATGATGTCATCAAGCTTCGATCCGTATTGTGGGAGCAGCACATTATCCAGTTCCTTGACCAATTCATCTGCATCCTCACCCAGGTTTTGCAGCACCCCTTTTTTATCAAATTCCTTGATGCGTCTTCCAAGTTCATAAACTGCATCCGGATATTTTCCTTTTTGGGTGACTTTATTCCAATCGGGTTTCAATCCGCCTAGTGCGCGGAAATAAGCTTTGTTTGTTTCTTTGGTGAATGCACTTTTCCCGGAAGATAAAACTTTGGACACGGCCCCCACGAGGCCCCCTGCCACTCCACCAAATCCAGCGCCTGCATAAATATGATCTGCAAGCAATGGGCGTTTCTCCGGATCATCCAGGATGTTGGAGCTGGTGGCATACATTCCACCTACGACAGCACCCTCCGCAGCTCCACCAGCTGCACCGGTCAAGACTCTGGAATTTAGTGTCGATCCAAGTTTCCGCATCCCCTGGTCTGCTGCTTTTCTTCCAAGATAGGTGGCAGCCAGTGCGCCCCCTTTAGCAGCTGCTCGGCCAAGTGCCGATGTCACCCCAAACGGTGTGACTAAGGAACCAACTTCGCCAAGTGTGGTGGCCACCGGGTTGAGATCTCGGTGCATTTTGATTTCATCCTCGGTGAAACCAGCATTCTGAAGAACCAGGTCCGATGCTCCAAAAGTCAACCCGCGTGCAGCTCCAAGTGCAGCCGAGGTGAAAGGGGAATCCTCGACATCCGCTTTCATATCCTCATGCTCAACCAATTCAGTTGGCGCGTATCGGTAACCTTCCTGGAGTGCTAGGTGTGCCTCTTCGGCGGGTACGTTATAAAGCTGACCATCTGGATGCACCAGGACCACTTCCTTGCCCTTGATGAAGGAATAGTCACCGGACGCAATTAGATCCTCGACACGTTCATCGGCTACCGTAACGCCGGCGCCAAGTCTGTAGTCAAAAAGTCTGGCCATTAATTATTTCTTGGTGTGCCATAGGTTTTTCCAGTGCTAGAAAGTTGCCCTGGAACATTGACTGAACTTCCACCATGAGGTTTAATTTTATTAGTGTATGATCGATTTATTTTTCTTCTAAAAGGACCAATGGCACGCTTTGCACCAATTAAAAGATTGATAGTTGAATCATTCATAATGCTTGGCAAAGTTGCCTGGTTCAGCATGATTTCCCGCTCGGCATAGTTTGCTCCAAACCCAGCAAGGTTTTTAAATTCTTTTTCTAGCTCAGCGGTTAATTCCAAAATTTCAGTTCTTGTTTGGCTAAATGCCGCAGGACTTAATTTTTCAACAATGGATCTTTCCAACAATGGTTCCAGGTCATTAATAATTCCCTCGGCGTTTGCCATGATTGAATAATATTCCCACATTTTTTCTGCGGATTTTTTTGATCTTGTATTAAAACCGGCGTACATAACTTTATTCCCATCCTGGTCTGTTAGTTCCAGACTTGGCACATATCTTTCCCTTTCAGAGGCGCCCATTGAGGCTTTTAAAGTATTTTCCGAAACAACGATATCCTTTAAAATTTTTGCTACAGCTAACTGGTTATCGATTTCATTCTGTTTTTGCTTTTCAGTAATTTGATCCTGGATGGATTGGATATTTGCCAGGGCGTTTGTCTTCTGAAGTTGAAACTGGCTTATCGCCATTACCCGCTGGGTTTCATTCTGAAACTGCTGGAGTAATTCCCCGCGTCGGCGAATCAGATCAAGGCGCTGCTGATCTGCAGACTTCATCCGCATTTCTTTAGACTTCAAAAATTTCTGCTGCTCTCGGTCTAGGAAACTCTCAAGCATCTGCATTGCTTCATTAGGTGTACCAGTCAACGCCGATCCAGCTGCACCGAGTGCAACGCCTAAAATAGCAAGCCACTTGTTTGCACCCTCTAATGGTGGTTGCTGCTGCTCTGCTGCAACAGACTGGATACTGGTTTCATATTTATCAATTTCGGTGTCAATCTTGTCTCGCAGCATCAAATAATCCTGCTTGTTATCACCAAAAAAATAGAATCCACCTTCCTGGGTGATTTCTGGAACCTTTAAGTCATTAATAAAAGTTTTGACATCATCATAAATAGATTTTTTTGCTGGGCTGCTTATTGTGGCCCCTACTTGATCCTGCCAAAGACTTACCTGGTACGCATCCGGATTATCCACCGTTTCGGTTGTTGTGGTGACTGTTTCCTCGGTTTCCTGTTCGCCGGTATCCTTCCCAATCGTACCCTCAACCAGTGCTGCTTCTTCGACTTCTGTTTCTGGTTCCGGCTCGACTTTTACGGATGGGCGGCGCCTTAAATTTTGCCGTGCGGGCGTTGCTGCTGTCATTAATCTTTGAAACAGTGGTCTGTTATCATTTTGCCTAGCGCCTGGTACAGGATTTTCATCCATCAATCCCTGCGCGTATTCTTGTACTGGGCGCATACCTTCAACTTCAGTCAGACTTTCTTCAACCTCAGTTCCAGCCTGCTGGAATTCCTGCTCGGTTGGCACCGGGAGATCTGGGTCCATCAAACTGAGAAAGTTGTCTAATTCCGGAGTCGATTCTGCGGAAGTGTCTGCCATGGGTTCAGCAGCTGCGGACGCAGATCCAAATCTTTCTTGGAGCTGTCGATGCTCCTCAAACACATCCGGATTAAACTGGCCGCTAGTTACTAGGAAATCGTAATATTTTTGTGCTGATTGAAGATCTGCTGCTTCTGCCATCATCCCTCCTCAAGTTGCCGGAGCCGGTCATGTAAATTGGATTGAGAAGCAAGGATGGCGGCCAATCCATGGCCATAATCAACCATCTTGCCCTGTGGGGTATCTTTTACAAACGAGGCGCCCATTGGACTTTTTTCTAAATCCTGGGCCATGACTCCAACAAACATTCCAGGGTCTGCACCTGGTGCCTGTGGATCTTTATATTTATATTGGTAGGCGTTCAATGCATCCAGAAATCCTTCCACCTGGGAATCGGCTGCGCGGATCTCGCGTTTCGCATTGATGTCTGATGTTTTTAAAGCGGCCCAGGTTCCGAGTGCTGATCCAGCCAACTTAAATAGTGCGCCAAGTTTGGCGTCATCTCTTTCACCTTTTGCAATTTCTCTTTTATATGCTGCAGTGATGTAGGCAAGTTCCTTCTGAGTTTCTGCATCAAGTTCCGCCAGATCCCGCTGAAGCTGAAATCCCATGATGGCCAGATCCTGTTCCATCTGTGCCAAGTTAATTTTTGTTTCCAAACCTTCCAATGCCATTTCCCCCTCAAATGCGGCAATGGCCATGGCATCATCCTGCCGGCGCCCATCCATTGCTAAGGTTGCATTCATCTTGGAAATCAGCATATTCTTTTCCAGGTTCCCAATCTTGGTGGCAAGATCGAGTTTGCCCTGCTCTACGGCCAGCAATCTTTCTTTTTCCAGATTCGCCAGGACTGCATCATTTTCCATTTCGGCCTGGGTGACTACCAAGGTGAGTGCAGCCTGCTGATCCTTAATTTTTCTGGCCTGGTCCAGGTTGCCTTGAGCAATGGCGGTTTGAACATCCTTTTCCATGTTTGCCAGTTTAATCTGCGCTTCTCTGGTGCCTTTCATCTTTAAGGCTTCCAGCAGGGTTTGCTCGGCTGCAATCTGTTCCTGGGATCTTAGTTGTGCAGCTTGACCAGCAAATTGCTGCTGGACTCCGGCATACATATTTCTGACTTGGCGGACCTTGGCCGGGTCCATTTCTCCAGTGGCAGTGGCCACCAAAGATTTTAGATTATCTTCCATGCCGCGTTTCATCTGCAGCATTGCCGGTGATGGCGCCTGCCCGGAAACTCGATTCATCAACATCTGAATCAGCTCATCTTCCCGCGCAATTACTTTCCGGAGTTCCCCGGCATCAGATCCCACATCGGTGACGGTGGCAATGGTTGTGGAAACAACATCATCCACGGTCCCGGCAGTGGCTGCGGTAGCATCTGTTACCTCACCAATATCGGTTTCGGTAATATCATCAACCGTCCCCATGGTAATGGCCGGTCTGGAAAACTTTTGAATGTCTTCCTGTGTCAGTGTGAATGCTTCCTGTCGGGAAAAGTCACCCAATGCACCTTCCAAGACTGCACGCTTTTGGGCATCCGAAAGGCGGCCAAATGAGTCTGGAAATTTTTCTGATAAAACTGCATTGGCGTCTTCAAATGATGTTGGAATTTTATCAATAATATTTCCCTGTGCATCCCGGACCCGCTTGCCGCGTGCGCTGAATGTTCCATCATTAAAAAGCTGAACGATTTGATATTTTAAATTTGCAGTTTGCTGTCCGGATTCTGCAGTGACTAATTTCATCACATCATCAAATGCAGATTGGACATCTGCGGCATCAAGATCCTGCAGTTTTATTTCATTCCCTGCATCATCTGTGTGGATGACTTTTTCTTTATTCTGATCAAACCAAAGTGTGAAATTTGTATCTCCGCGCAGCTGCTGGTTGACTTCATCTGATTGGATCAGATCGGTGGCTTTATCAATTTTGAAAGCTTTATTGGCTGCATCCAGCGCCGCCTGGCTGCTGTGCATATTCCCATTGAGGTCAGGACCGTACTGGGGTGGTGGTGGTGGTGGCGGGGTGTCGTTGTCGTTGTCATCAGGTGAAGACTTCCGATTTGCGATTACTTCAGGTCTTGTCTCAAATGCGCCTTGGTCTGGTTCATCTGATCCTTGAGCACTGCTTTGTTCACCTCCTTCTCCACCTGAGTCTCCTCCTGTACTTTCATCGTAATAACTCCGAATCGGCCCCCCACCTACACCAAACCCCTGAGTTCCAGGCATTGGTTCAGCAGATCCACCCAGTGCTTTAAGCAGATCGGCTTCCCCCTGGTTGATGGCTGCAAGACCCTCGTTCCTTGATCTGAGAATGGCAGCAAGGCGCTGCAAATCTTCTTCTGACATTGAGTTCCCAAATTGCTGATAAGCCATGATTAAACCGTCTTATAGGATGGAAGTTTGACTGCAGTATTTTTCAATCCAATCTCAAGCATCAGATTTGAAATTGAGTATGCTTGACCAGGATCAGTGTTTACCGTGTCGGAAAATTCAAACCGGATGCTGTCGCATTTTTGAGGACCATTAAGATGGAAACGAAACTGGTAAACGCCATCTGCATGACCGTCTGTTCCAGCTCCATAAAGTTCTGATCCATAGGGATTTTCATCTCCATATTCATTGACGCCCAGATCATCAATAAAATTAAAAAGATGTTCTTCGTTGTAATATTGGCGAAAATTGTATGCAACTCGACTTTGAAGGGTATGGTTTGATTTGAAATCCCCAAGGACCACAGCACGCCGGACTCGCTGAAACCCTTGGATCGATGCTGGTTTGATCCATGCTGTTACAATTTTCATCTGAATGGCTGCGCCTACATCATCAAAATTTGATGATTGCTGATAACACAAACCGCCGGATGTTCTGAGGTATACATAGGAACCATCCTCTAACCAGGTGACCGCACCATTGGCCTGGTGATTGGTGAACGTGGACCACTTATTCACAAAATAGTCATAGACCAATGCCACCCCATCCGATGCAGTAAACCGGACCTGGTTTTCATCCTGGATTAAAATTGCTGATGTGACTGTCAAGGAATTATATGCCTCAACTGGTGCGCCGATGTAATGCGTGGAAAGACCTCGATCCAGCAAATAGACCCCTTTGTTTGACATAAACATCAGACCATTGGGCATTTGAACAATGGACCTGGTATTGCTGCATCCTACATCCGAGGTGACAAGCTGCGGATCGGAAAAATTATTCTGCTGGCCGGTTGCATTTGGACCGGAACCAGTTAGGTAAAAAATCCGGTCATCCTCAAAAATGATCAGCTTCTCATCCATCTCCGCCAGTGCAGTTATGGACTGAGCTTTGTTGAAAGTAATGTATAAAGAATCTGAAAATTCCACCGGGTTGCCTTTGGTCCGTTTCTGGGAATAAAAAAGAACCTTTGGATTTTCGCTGCTGACCGCAAACATTCGGTTTGCAAATGATCCAATCACACTTGTGGCCGGCGGCGTAACGTGTTCTAAAACTCCGCCTGTGGTATATAAAATTTCCTGGGCCAGCAAATTGGTGTCATTAATCGTTCCCGGATCACTAAAACTGACGGTATCTGCAGATGTGGAATTTGCGACTGTTCCCACTTTGTAAAAGTTAGTTCCATTTCCTACTGTCCGAAAAACCTCACAAATGACATTGGAATGTGATGTGACCCGCAGAGTTGGAATGGTTAAGTCTGCAGTGAGGTTCCCGCCAGTTGGTGATGCTGTCACCGCAACTGATGGGGCGCTGCGATAAATTTGCCCCTGCGCGTCAGTGTGAACGTAGCAGACCCGGAACTGGTATGTTTCTCCGCTTGTAAGAGATCCCCCGGAAGAAACTGCAACCGAAACATTTTCCGGGAAAAGATGGAATCCATGTTCTGCGATTTGATGACCATCATAATTAGAAACGAATCCTCCGCCAGAAAGCAGATTTAGTCCAAGTTCTTCAGTGTCAAAATTTGATGTCGTTGTGAAGTCGAGTTCTGACTTTGAAATGCCTTTGAGAGAATAAAGATCGTTATCTCTGGAAACCAATCTGGTTTTAACCTGGACCGGAATTTCATAGACTCCAGTATTGACTGAAACAATACTTGCCAGGGTTGGGTCAGTCTGAATTCCTCCTGCTGTTCCTGCTGACATTTTTGCAACAATCAACCCGGTGCTGTCGAGCAGGAAATAGGTGCTTTGCAGTAATGACTCGTGACATACCGCAAAGTAAACTTTTGAGTTATAAAGAAATGCTTTTGATGCCAATCCAACTGATCGCTTTAAAACTGCCGGCGTGTCCATGCTGCTGCTGCTGGCATGGTAGGTGATTGTTCCTTTTTTAATTAATCGATTGTATGTTTGGCCTGCATTATGTTCGTAAATGACTTCAATGTTGTTGCTGGAATTCAGCGACATGGTAACGTGCTTGATGGCGGTGCTAGTTGCCTCTGCCGTAATAGTTTGGATTTCTGCAAGACCCTGGTCTAGGCGTGTAATTTTTAACCCGGTCCCGCTGGTTGATTTCCCATACGCTACATAATAATTTCCGTCATTTTCTCCATCATGCAAAATAGCCAAACAATCTTCTGCCAATGCATTGATCTGAATGGGTGCGACATAACCATTTAGGATTGAACCCACTTCCCCATCTGCCGTGATAAACATCACTTTAATTTTGCTGCTGCTATCGGCATACGCGCAGACCACGGCAGTTCCAAATTTAGTGACAGCAATCTGATGCCCTGATGTGGCCGAATCAGATGTTAAAGATGTTTCTGATGAAAATGTTGTGGGATCTGATACTGAAATTTGACGCAGCTTAACCGAGTCGGTTCCAGTAGTGTCGATATACAAAACGCCAACGCGGCCATCTAATTCAATACACCGTGGTAATATTCCAGTGGCATTAATAAGAGTATTGTTTTGAATTAATGCGCCGGTTGATGAGTCCCTCACACTGGCGCGGATTCCTCCTTCAGTGTCTTCCCAAGCTGTTAAAATCTGACCGTTCCCAAATGAAATGTCTGGGCTGCTTTGTTCAAAATCATTTCTAATAATGTCATCACTTGTCACCGTCACTGATTGGGTAGATCCTTTGTCAACCCACTGCCGAAAACCCGATGCATATGAAAACAAACTACTGCCAGAAAATAGCAGTAGCTCTTTTTGGAATGTAGCAAGTGCATCGCCCTCGGAAATTGGTGTTGTTGAACCAGCTACTTCTTTTCTTAAAGAAGTATATCCGTTCCTTTTTGTGATGGTACTGCCGGTCCTAAACACTCCATTTTCTAACCCAGTTAGTTCTGACTGAAGAACCATCTTTTGATCAGTTTTGGTGTTTAAAGATCCCGATAAATCAACCGGGACCAGGACTTTTTCCAGTGCCATTTTTATTTTTTATTGGCTACTTTTAGATCGAGTTTTTTACTTTCCTCTTCTTGCATTAATAAAATCTCTTCCATACCTAATAGACGGTGCAACCGTGCTTCTATTTGTGGGACCTTTGCCAACTCATTCTTTGTTTGATTAATTTCTTTTTGTATCTCTTCTAATGTCATTTATGCTCCTTCTAAAGCGTTCACTTTTGCTGAAAGCTCTTTAATTGCTTCAACCATGTAGGCAAGAATACCCTTGCTGTTAACACCCCATAATTCTTCTTCTTTTCCATTGATTTCCTTAATTTCACGCATTCCAATTTCAGGATTAATTGCATGGAGATCCTGTGCAAAAAAACCAATGGTTGGAATGTCGATTCCATTTTCTAAATCATCAAGAAAATTATAACGATGAGCTTGCATTTGTGTAATCACATTTAAACCTTGACCACTTTCAATTTTACCTAAGTCTCTTTTTTTATTTTTGTCTGATGTTGTGATAAGTTGACCACTTGAGTTTGTTTGAACGTCTGAGTTCGCAGCAAAATAACTCCAAACTAATCCACCAGTACTAATGGTGATTTGTCCACCAGAACTAGCAGGCTTTAAAGCTATCCCAGCGGCACCGATAGTTAACCTATCTGAAAGCGACCCACCATCTTCTTTTACCTGAAATCTAAATCTGCCTCCTACATTATTTGAAGTTGTTCCCTCTTGAGCGCAAATAATAGATGCAACATGATCATCCCCATCATCTATATCTGACCAAAAATCAATTTTTCCAACGTGAACGCCCTCACCTGAATTGCTACAAGCAAGTTCTAATATAGCTGGTCTGTCAACGTTGCCTGTAGTTTCACTATTTACTATTGTTAGGTATTTATGAGTTGCTGTACCACTAAGCCCGGGAGCAGTCGTGTTAATCCCAACATTTCCAGTATCACCTTCAACAACTAATTTCCCCGAACCCACATTAAAATTATCACCTGAATCTGTTCCTAATGTGACCCCGATAGATGTCCCTGCATCAGAAGAAATCGTGTCAAGTGAAATGTCCCCGACATTAGTGATGTTATTGTCCCCAAAGGAAACATTACCAGAAAAAGAACCACCAGACGCAGGGACTTGAGCATCATTTGTAACATTGCTTAAACCTACATCTGACTTTGTTAGATTCCCTTTCCCTCCGTCAACGATTGCTTCCTTTTGTGCAGTCGAAGTGGTTAAGGTTCCAGCGGAAACATTTATATTAGTTCCATTAATCGTTCCGCCATTAATATCAACATCTTTGCCAAAAACAATCTGTTCACTGGAGTCGGTTGTAACAAATTTAATATAAGAATTTGATCCTTCAGTAATATTAAGTGCGTCCGCGACATTATCTTTTAACGTAATTTTACTGGTAGTGTTATTCCCTCCCGAAAAATCAACATTTAATCCTACAGCAGCATCATCAACACTAATTACGTCCGTATTTAAATCGTTAACACTAGAAAGTGTACCAGAGGAAAAATTAACTGATGATCCTGCAATGATGTAAAGAGTTGAACCATCCCCATAAATATATTCTCCGCCTTTGTCATAGAAGTAGAGTCTCCGGTCATCTGCCATTCGGACAACCTCATTGCCGTCATACTGTTTGAAGATGATGTCTTTGGCGTCCACCTCGTTTTCAATGACTAGATCACTACTGGAGTTGCTGATTTTGCCGATTGCAGTTCCGTTGTCCTTAAAGGTCAGGACTCCAGTATTTGAATCTAGATTAATGTCACCTTCTGCATCCAAGGTGATCGTGTTCGATCCGCCGGTTGCAGCAATGGAGATTGCTCCCGCAAAACTGGTTGCAGTGGTAAGTAATGTGCCTGTTTCATCTGGCACCGTCAAAATTGCACTACTTCCTGTCCCAGTAAATTTTAACTGAACAAAATAATTTGAATTGGAAAAGTTGTATAAACTAGTATCTGAAAACGCCATCTTCGCCACACTTTTTGGCGAGGCAGATTTGTCATGGATGAAGGAATATGATTTTTGTCCGGCGGTATCATTATATTGAACCTGGGCTTGTGTCCCACCCATGCCATCAATACTTCCAACTCCAGAACCAACTGCAGTTCCAGATGTGATCTGCACGGCGGTTCCACTAGCATTTCTCCAGTAAATATCCCCGCCATCTTCATAAAAACATCTTCGATCCGCAGATGATGTGGCCGAGGCACTAGAATCAAATGCTACAGTTCTAAGTTCAGTTGCATCGTTTGCATTGAATTCCAGATCGGCATTAATGTTGATCCCGGCTGGAGATATCTGCACCCCCTTTCCAGATGAGTGATCATGGGTGTCAATGGCTGACCAGTTTGCTTCTGTATTGGTTGCCCAATCCGGTCCCGATGTTACACCTACGCTTGATTGCGTGAGGTTCATATTTGTGGTTCCCATTAGACTCCTTAAAAGAAATAAATATCTGCCGTTGCCGTGGCCGAGGCTTTCAGAATAATGGTCCGATCCGGCGTGTCGTTTGTGCTGCTGCTTTCAAAAATTACAGAATTGCTTTTTAACCTGGTGATGATGAAACCTTCATATTGTCTTCCAAGTTTGTGGTCAATCAACGTGTCCGAGGTTTCAATGGATAAATCGGTTTGAAGCAATCCATCAGAAATCGGCAGCTCAAGCAGCGGGTTCAGAGTAGTTCTGATATGTGTCTGCAGCCGCGTTACTTCTTCATTGGGTGACCAAATCTGGGTGAAGTTTACCCGGCTCATTTAGCTTTTTAGTGTGTATGCTACTGAACCAGTTGCGCCAGTTCCCGCACTACTATGATCAAAAAAGAATCTCACATACCTGGCAGCCACCTCATGATGTATCCAGTTTGTTTCTCCGCCGTTGATCGCTGCGGTGGCAGTCCCAGATCCACTAACCCAGTTGGTATCATCATCTGAAAATTGTATGTGAATATTCCCAACCGTTGTGCCGGTGGCACTATTAACCACGGTCATGGAAACGTGGGTGAATTGTGCTGCATCGATGGTATCCCCTGTGAGGTCACCACTAAAAGCGCCACCACTTATGTAGTTAGTGACATTCCTATATTGGACTGGGTTCATAATTCCTCGGCATTATAGGTAATTTAAATAATCGAAACCGGTGTAGTAACTGGAGACATCTGTCACCGTAACCGGTTCCCCCAAATCTCTCATTTCTGCAACTGCCGTGATCCTGGCAGTCAATCCTTCTTTTTCCATCGCCAATGCAGCAATATCGGATTCCTCTTTTATGAGTGCATCCATGGCGGCACATACAATGACAAAGCTGTCCCAATGAGAATAAAAATCCAGCCTCGTTTCAACTGATCCGTAAACCGTTGGATCGGAAAGTCCGCTGCTGTCTAAATCGGTTGTTATGGTGGCATTTCCTACGGCAGTGATGGTCTGATCACAATTGTAATCATCTGCCAAAAATCCTAATCCAGTGACTGTATCATTGACAACAAACCCATGTCTGGCGCCAACGGTCCACATGGTGCTGGTGCCTCGCGTGATTGCGGTTGGTGTCTTTTCCCGGAAAGTTTTAGGGGAAGGAACATACCAGACTGTAAGGGTATCGTTTGTGGAAGGTTTCGGTGTCAAATGCAAAGATGATCCTTGTATGTGATACCGCATCCTTCTCGCAACCGAATACCGGCTGCCTCGATTCCTCTGGTTAAAATTGTATCGGCTGAGAGGGATGGCGTCTGAACCTGAGTTCAGATCCACCCCCCGCATTTTATAAAAATCCGATGGAAGACTGTAGCTCTTCGTTCCGGAAATAAGCTGCACGGTTGAGTCACTTAGGTAGTAATCTTCGGAGTTGGCTGCTGTTACAATCAGATCATACAATTCCGCGTACCCCCTATTGATGTACCGCACCCATTCAGTGGCATTGATAAAGTTGCTGTTTTCCATATCAGCTCTTTGCTTGGCCAAAGTCCGGATGGTTGAAAGTGCTACAAATGAGGTCATATCAATAGCTCATATAGATTCCATGGATGGCTTCCAGGATGCCTTGTGTGT